GCAGTAATCTGTTTTGATTTAGAGACTGTTAAGTCCATTAAATCGCAAATATTGAATACTTTCTTGATACTGTTTTCTGTACAGCACACCAGAATACTGTTATCGTACTTTTTCTGGAATTCTTCTCTATCCATAATCTTTTTATTTTTAAGTTTTGTAAAATGTCTATACTGATTGTCAAGAAAATAGGGGCTACTTCAATTTTCACCCCTTCTTTCCGTGTACTTAATAATTTGCGACCCTTTGTCGGGTATTGGCTACAAAAGTCTTGTTGTTCCCGGTAAGCTTTATCGGACCCAGGTTCTCCCAGTCACCGTTTGCCCACGTCTTCATTATGCTGGAATCTATGTACTTGTCCATATTTTCCTTAATCAGCTTCTTTGCAGGTGCCAAGGAATGGAAGGTGAACATTACACTTGTTTTCTCGCAGTCTACATCATATTCCCACTTTTTCAATTCCTTGTTGAATCTGTCACCCTTGTACTTCATTGTCACGGGTTCACTGAAATATACTGTATAAGTTTTCATATCTTAAAATTTTTAATTATCCAAATCTTTTAAAGTCATTCACATAAACCAAATAGTCTTTCTCGTAGAATTTCCAGCCGTCATACAATCTGTCAAGATAATTCCTAATCATTCTCATGCAAGCGGCTTTCATATAGTTCTTTTTCTTGTTTCTTTCAAGATAAGCGTCCAGTTCCTCATAGTTGTATGTCTCATCCTCATTAAAGACTTTAGAGCCGTCAGTATCGAAATTTCTGATTTCGTTTATCTTCTCGTAAATGTTGTTCTTAAGTTCTTCAAGTGATTTCATGATTTATATCTCCTTTTGTTTTACACTGTAAAGATACACCTTTGGACCACGCGGTCCAACAATTAGACTAAATTATTTGTATAAAAATTTATAGGTTCTATAATATCATCTAATGCTTCGAGCAATTCTTCCTGAGATGCATCGCCTGGGTCTTTCTTTTTGTCTTTTAGACAAGCAATTCCGACATTGAAATACTTCTGTAAAGTCAAAGCTGTGGATTTTATCATCTCAGGTTTATCAGGGTCATAAAGCAATATAATATTCCTAACACTTCTTTTCAATCTCAATAACTTTATCTGCTCTGTACCCATATTATTACCAAATGTAAAAATACATTTTATCTCATCTGATTCATAAAGATGAAGTTTATCATCTACAGATATATAATCAAATAGACCTTCAACTATTATAATGGTATCAGTTGTGTCTGTAATATTATCGTATCCTCCTAACACTCTTGAAAATCCATCTGTAGAGTTTTCATATCGGAGAACGAGTTTTTCTTTTCCTTCTTTGAATGCTTTAAGGTTCTTTTCGTGCCATTCTTTACTTTTCTTTGAACGTGCCAACCAAGCTGTCGTTTTACCGTTCATTGTAAATTGGAATATGATTTTATCGTATAATTTCTTATCAAGAAAAAAATTTGTAATTGCTGGTTTGAATTCTTTATAGTATCTCTTATTAAATCCTCGGTTATTCAAATATTCATCTTCTTTGAGATATTCTAACTTTCGAGGAAGTTTACATTCAGTTAATTCTATAGGATTTTCATTCCCCTCATCTTTTTCTTTTATAAGAGGAGTCAATTTCGAGATTTTTACACTATTTTCATAGTTTATCTTCGCTAAATCCAATCTATTTATTTTTTCAAGGAAATTCTTCAGGTTAGTCTTGTGACCGCATTTAAAACAAAAAAATACTCCATTATTACCTGCATCATTAAAATGAATCCCCCATTTTTTACCACCTTTCCCACAAAAAGGACATACTTCATCCTTATTAGTCAACCAACCTGCAGAACCGTTCGGAGTCAATGAAAGTTCTGATATTATTTCATCTTTATCAATTCTAAACATCGTTATACTGTTTTTGCTCTACTTGCTTTATGTAACTTCTCTTTTTCAGGCTTTGATTCTGATTTCTTAGTTTTCTTAGGTGTATTATTGAACAAATCGATTGTCCTGCTTCTGCTATAGAATCGTCCTTTATCATAATTCGTTGCAATAGGCAGTATTTCATGAGACTCTTTATAGTCACGTAATTTATCAATATATATACGCATCAATTCTTGTCTTTTTTCTTCTCTTGTCTGATTACCAGTAAATACAAATGAAAACGGCTTTACAAGAGTCTTATCACCTTCTGTATAACTTCTATCAATAACTTTATCAGCATTATCCCATATCTCTATAGGGACGTTACTTGCTTGAGTCGCAGTAAATCCTACCATCTTGAATTCTACACATATATTCTTGAATAATTGGGCACAAGTTTGCAACTTGTCTTTCTTGAATGAAGGATTATTGTCAATAGTCTTGTTTATTCCTGTAGCAACAAGGTCTAATGAATCAAGAATAAGTACTCTTGGGAAATATTGATGTTCTTTATGATAATCAAGAATCAAGTTCCTTATATCTACCATCGTCGCTTCACCAAACTTTTCAAATCCATAGACGTCAATATCTTGACCAAACTCTTTCATAGCTTTCCATGTCTGTTGAATCTTATTCTGGTCTTCAGTCTTAAGATATCCTTGTCTTATATCATTGTAGGGTTGATTTGTCCAATATTGGTCGTATCTATCGAGGCATGCTTGAATTCCACCTTCAAGCTGTATATGTAAAACAGAATTTCCATCCAAAGCTGCTTGCATTCCGTGATGTCTAAGAACAGTTGACTTTCCGATACCTGACCTCATAATCCATAATACGGTATCTTCAATAGAAGCTCCTCCATAAGACAATTCATCAAGTCTATCAATCCCAAGTGTTATTTTCTCAGAGATATTACTCGAATCAATTGATTCACGTCTTTTTCTCATTCGTAAATCAAATCCATTGAAGACTTGCTGAAAACTACCTCCGTCGTGTCTTAATGATAGAGAAAGTATCCTTTGACTCTCTTCTGCGTTTACCCGTATAGCTTCTTCCTTCTTTCCTTCTTCATAAAGGTCATGTACTTTCTTAGAGAGTAATTGAAATTCTACATCCTTAATATAAGATTCGAGTTGGTCTATGATTATTTCTTTATCAACTTTTGAAGCACTTTGAATTTCATGAATTGTTTCTTGAACAAAATCATTGTCAATATACTTTTGAGAAACAGCTCCTAAAGATGGAACCGTTTCTTTATCAGTAAACGTTTCAATAGCTTCTCTCAGAAGATATTTATATCCTGGCCACTCTTTAGGTATCAGTTGATATGTCAAGTTTGTACATGCTATCTGAGTCAGTGTAGGGTCAAGATAGATTAACTTGAACAATTCTGCCATAAAGTTGGCACTTAATTTCATCACCATATTTATACTAAATCTATACTAACTTTAATTTCTTTCTCATCTTCTCGCAAACTATTAATTGCTAAAAATGATGCCATACAAATATCGTCATGTCCTGATGCAGCTTCAAGTTTTCCATTATCACTCTTAAATGTAATAGAGGAAAACTCTCCGAACATTATATCAACAGCTTGCTTTGTTTCACCAGGTGCATAAGGACACTTTATTTGTCCTCTTTCGAACATTGCTGAAAGGCTTGGTAAACCAGTGTAAAGGTCTTTCTTATTTCCTTCTGTTGTCGTAAAAGGCTCTATGTTTTTCAACCCTCTTTCTTGTGCTAATCCAGAAAGTATGGACTGGAATCCATTTGCTTCACACCTAATTTTATTCGGTCTGAATAATCTATCGAGTTGAACAATCTTATCTATCTGTTCATTATGAGACATTCCTCTTTGTCTATAATAATAAAGTAGATAATAATTCTTCATTGTATCGATACCCCATACACTATAAACAGTATAGTCAGCACCAATATTACCAGATACAGCAAAATCAACTCCAATATGAACTCTCACTAATTTGAAAGGATAGTCATCTATTGACGTTGCAAATCTCACATTCTCCATTCCGACGATACTTCTCATTAGATATTCATATGGGAATATTGTCGAAGAATCACTGATAGGTACTACCAAGTACTCACGATTGAATACAATTGTACCAAGTTCTTCTTTCTTCATCAAGATTTGGTCAAATGTATATCGGTCTGGAGCAAGTGGTCTTCCGTCAGGAAATATAATCGGATATTCAAAACAATAGAAGCGCTTATCTGCTTTCAGTACTTGATATAACTCATTAGGTGCAGAAGAATAAGGAGTTCCACAAACTAAAAAGTAACCATAAGGTTCAACAATCGGCTCTATAGTACCTTTAATCAGTTCTTTTAATTTTTCTCTCTGTTCATCAGAATAAAGAGAACTTTCATCCGGCATATCATCACAAACTGTTGCACCTACGTGTAATCCACGAATAAAACCATCCCTACCACGAACATGAAGAATACTACCAGTTTCTGTCGTTATACCAGTTTCACCAATAGATGCTTTATTATTAGGATTTAGTTTTTCTCTCAGAAGGTCATTCGTTTCGATTTCTTCTCTTACTTTAGCTATCTGAACTTTAGCTAATGTCATCGTTGAAGTTATATAACAAGTTTCTTTTCTATTTGCATTATCTATCGTATCAGGTCTCCATAAAGTTGGCTTACAATAACTCCATAATCTCCAAAGTACAAATGCATAAGACCATTCAAAACTTTTGCCACCTGCGCGAGCACACAAATAACAGCTCCACGGATACAACTGCGTTAAATTGCCCCATTCAACATTCCTCCATCCCATTCTAAACTTAGGAAGCATAGTCAATTTAAAGTAATTAAATGAAAGAATCTTCAGTGTTGTATCCATCGAGGCTTTGACATTCTCAACGTAATTCAAATTTTCAGAATCAAGCGTTCTTCCAAGATACATCGTCCTCTCTGCTTGGACAAGCATTTCACGTAGCATTTTGTCTACATCATTCTCATATCCTTCAAGAAGTTGGTTCAACGCTTTACCTGGAAGATTTTCTATTATCTTATCAACATTCTGACATAAATGATTAAATTGATTGCCAGATAATAAGTCTTTACCATCTAATGTTAGCATAATTGAAAACTTTCTCTATATCTTTCTTCTTTCTTTTCAACATTCGATTGCTGGCCTTCACCTCTCAATTTCTTGACATACGAAATAAACAATTGAGCATTTGCTTTTGTATCATTCAATGCTCTATGTGCATCTACGAGGTCAATGCCAGCTAATTGGCAGCATGTCCCAAGTTGATAATTCATTTGTTCTAAAGCTGCCATATGAGCAATTTGCATTGTATCAATATAATACTTTACATAATTATCTATATCATCCTTCATATAGGCAAAAAAATTCTTCATAAAAGGATTATCAAACCCTACGATATTATGCCCTGCAAGTGTACATAATTGTCTTGGATTCTTATATTTAGTAAACCATTGTTTACATGTCTTATAGATGTCTTTCAATGGAACAGAATTCTCATCCTGAATTTCTTTTGTTATACCATGAGTTTCGAGTGCTTGTTGTGAATATACAAGGTCTTCTTTGTATCCATATGGAAAAATCAAATCCACCTCATCAATTATTTCAAGTTTATTCATGTCGACGCAAACCATCGCAAGTTCAACCAATGGTGCATTATCAAATGCGATACACTTACTATTCCATAGATTACCAGTCTCGAAATCATATACAATCACGTAATTCGACGAAGTTTTCATAATTATTCAATATTAATAACATTAGGGTCTGAAGTTACAACATTGTACATTTTAATCGTACAATGTTTTCTTGGTACTAATTCTATTGATATATCACCAAGATAAGCAGGTAATTTTCTTCTTATAATATAGAAGGTTACATCATTACGATTGAATTTCTTTCCATTCTCTTTTTCGAAATTTTCATTCAACCATACAAGTATTCCTCCTGCATTTACATTTTCTAATAAAATCCTCTTTTCCATATCATCTCATTAATAACAATCTTTCGTAATCAATATCTCTATCTTCTTCATTCTTATATATGATATAGAGATTCTTTATAGGGTTATCCTTGAATGAAGCTGTTTCGTCTTCAAGTTTGTTTATAATTATTACAGGTTCACCATTTTCATTGAAATCTTTTTGAAATGTAATTATAAAAAATTTCAAGATACTCAGATTATTTCCGAGTACAATATTTCTCTTTTTGAAATTTTCATTGAAACCATCCCAATTCAACGCTTCATCGTAGAGTTCTTGTATTATTGTTTTTGAAGAAGGATTCTCGAGATATTCTCCAATCCTATTAGCCATCCTCTTTACACCTACATTCTCAAGGACTATCTTACACAATTCAATCACTTCTTTATCTGTACTCATCTTTCTCTTTCTTTAAAAGTTTTTCAATCAACTCTTCAGGAATCTGTCTCTGTAACTTACTTTTATCACCAAAATCATAGATGTAATGACAATCTCTACATGCTAATACAACATTCTCTTCATCACATCTCAATGCCGGATGTGCACCTCTCGAAAGAATATGACTGAAATAAATCGCTTTAGGTTCTGACCCAAGATATTTACCACAATGAAAACAATAATGAGGACGACTTGACCATATCTTCTCAAAAACATCATTCAAATCATTCTTTCTCGTCTCGAGTGTTTTCCTGTTTAATTTTTCCTGTTTTTTCTTGTTATAACAATCTTTACACAACCATTTGTTTCTATCGTATATCAGATGGTTTTCATTACAAGAAACACACGGTCTAACTTCTTCTCTTATCTTTTTATAATATGTCATGGCATTTATTTACAAGTCTACAAAAATTGTATTCTTGATGGTGTCCCCACTACACCTCTATCGGCTATTTGCCAAAGGCGTTCACCGACTACTTTTCTTAAAATTCCTATCGCTCCGTTTAGGTCAGCATTTATCAGTTTGCCCGATGCGCTACGGAATAGACCTCTCTTTATACGCTTTCCAATATAGTTCTCGTGGTGGCACATGGCTTCGTCTGAATAGTGG